CGCACTCTCGTCATTGTGCCCACACGCAGACTTAAGACTGAGCTCAACCGGAAGTTACCACGTACGCCTGTTATGACCACCCATCGAGGTTGGGTGCACGCGCGGCAGCTCAGACCCGACCGGATCATCTTGGATGAAGCTTTCATGTTTCCAACTGGATATCTTATGGGCTTGCTCAACTTTGCTGGCAAATTGACCTGTCTTGGCGATCCCCACCAAATCGCCCATATTGACTTTACTGGCATAACCTACAACATTCATTCACCTGTTGCCGACTGGTACCCGTTATGCCCCGTCAAGCAACTCGAAGTCACCCATCGACTTCCAAAAGACATTACCAAGCTTTTGTCCGACAAATTGGGCTATCCCAAATTGCGTACCACCAATCCCGTTGAATGCTCTATTGAGCTGATCGGTCCTAACAAAAACCCTGACGGTGTTCATCTCCTCACTTTCACCCAGGCTGCCAAGGGTCTTTACGGTGGCATCACTGTCCATGAGGCCCAAGGACAAACTTTCGACAAAGTCCTCTTGAAACTCACATCCGACGCTGAGGGACTGCTTCGTACTTCTCCTGCCCATGTCGTAGTTGCTCTCACGCGACACACGGAGAAATGCTTCATCAGCGACACTACACCTGACGCTAGACTCGCTAAGCTCCTTCTCACTCCTGAGTTTGAAGCCGTTCTCGACCAATCCGGCATCGTTCCTAACTCTGAGGAATTTGTTGTGGATTGTGACCGGCTTGTGACTAAGGTCATCCCTGATCCTGTTATGTACAAGCCTGAGGACGTCAAACCTGAAGAGGCCGACCTCATACTCCAGCACATTTTTCCGAATACATTGGAGCTCGACGATGCTTGGATATACCAGGTCGAACATTCCTACCCTTATCCCGCCATGGGGCATGTTCAAGTTGTCTCTGACGAACTCATCGAGAAGAAGCCTGATTCTAAGACGGCCAAACGCTACGGTCCTTCCAACAGAACCCTAAACACACAAGCGTCCAGCAACCCGGCAGCACTTTCCACAGGCATACGACGTTATCTGTCGAAGACTCGTAATCTCCCACAGAATAAACTCAAGGCAGCCACCAATGAGATGCGCACTGCGTTCTACAATGCCGTCAAAAAGAGCCGTTTTGTCGTGAAACCTGAGTTGCTCACAGCCTGCGTTGCTGCGTCAGTTAAAAAATTTGAGGAGAATGGCCACTCCATACCTGATGATGTTAGTCTCTTGGCTCTCGAGGACTACGTCAAAGCTGGCAAGCTCACATTTTCCTTGAAACAACAACAAAAGGCAACTTGTACAGGCGATCCCTCGCTCAAACGCAAGGCTGGACAAGGCATTTCTGCCTGGGATAAGTCGATTAACTTTAAGTTCGTTGTCTGGACCCGCGCCATGGAACAGGCTCTGCGTTCTTGCACTAGACCTGGATACCACTTCATGAATGGGCTCCCTGAAGACGAGACCATACATCTGTTGGATGCCGGTTGTGCCGGTGCCAATGTCTTTGCCGCCAACGACTTCGCCGAATTTGATGCCTCGCAGAACAACTTGGAACTTTCTTTCAACATGAGCATCATGCGCGATTTTGGAGTGCCGCCTGACGTCGTTGAGTTTTATGGCCTTTACCGCACTGAGTGGGTCCAAATTAAACATGGTTTGATGAAGCTCCACGGGCACAACAAGAAGCACTCAGGCGAACCTGCGACGTTGCTTTTCAACACCACTTTCAACATGGCTGTCACCCTCCAACTTATGAAGCCAACTGGTTTGACGTTTGCTGGTTTTAAGGGCGACGATTCGATTGTCGCGGCCAAAGACGTCTGGATAGACCACAGACTGGCGGACCAGCTCAAACATGACGCCGGGTATGTCTGCAAACTTGAACGTAACACCACGGCCAAGTTTGTTGGTTACATCATGAGTAAGCAAGGTGCTGCCCTCGACATACCACGTTTGGCCACTAAAGTTCTTTCCCGATTACATCGTACACCAGCACGTTACGAGGAATACAAGGACGCCGTTAAAGATTGGTTGCATGCTGCTCGTCGTGAAGAAACGGTTATGCGCATGCTCCAAGTCAATTCTAACCACTACGGCCTCACGCCCGAGATGTGTGGTATGCTTTTTTCGGTTGTTAAGAACTTTACCAACACTCAATGGGAAACCTTACCAACAGTCAACGCTTGGACCCGCGAGACCACTCATTTAGGTCCCGACGGCGCTACTATTAAGCCGCCCGCTTTACGTATGGTGCGGGCCCGTGTGAGTCCACCACCCACTTACTCTGCATCGCAATTTGACGCCCTAGCTGGTGAACAACGTGACGACCCGCCTCCTTTCCATGACACCGAAACCCGGCCCAGGCTGCCATTGGCGCCAGGTTTCCGGCCTTTAGCGGAACAGACTTTAGGTGCCGAAACTCAGGCGCTTATAAACGAACTCACTAGTTTTGTTCCGGCCGAGGCCGGATTTGTTGAGCCGCCGACACATGAATATCTCGAACGTCGACGCAGGGCCTACGCCAACTCGGATGATAGTTCTTTGCACAGTTCACAGTATTCCTCACCTACTGTTGAAGCCGTTCGCGTCGACTGGACCGAGAGTGTATCGAGTCACGGCACACTTCGCCACATTGCCGGTACCCCTGTGCAGGCATTTCACATAAACAGTATGCCTGACGACACAAAATGGACCTATCGTGGGATAACTCTGTCGGTGCATAAAGCCAATTTAACGAATTTCCCTCTGGAGGAACCTGATGCCACCGTCGTCGTCAATGCTGCCAACGAGTTCTTGGGTGATGGCGGCGGTTGGTGCAGAGCGTTCTTCCGACGGTTCGTGTTTCCCGACATCACTCACCGCAACTTCCGCGCATCTCAGACGGCTAAGCCTGCTGGGCATCTCGAATTCATGATCTCCACCAAGGTACACAATCTGCTCCAAGCCGTCGGGCCAAAATTTGTTGAGGATTGTGGTCGTGACTTCGGTAAGGCCCGTCAAATGCTCGCCACTTTGTACGTCGACATTTACCGTACCCTTTACCCTCATATTAAACATCTTGTGCTGCCACTTTTGTCCTCTGATCTCTATGGTGTGCCAACCACTATTTCACTCCAAGGGTTGGTAATGGCCATAGAACACACATTGCCTACAGTACACACACACGTTTTGACGATTAAAGACGATCAGTACCGCGAGATAATTACAGATCTCGCCAATAGGGGTTTTATCCCGGATCGAAATGCCTAATTGGTCCGATGAATCCTTCGCATTCGTCAAAGCGTCGTTGCGCACGCAAATCTCGATGGCCGAGCGCGTCGCCAACCACTTGCATGAAAGAGTCTATGTCTACGACTCCACAGGTTTCTCTGCAGATGCAGAACCTAACCTTGTGCTCAACATGCGTACAGTTGTTGACGCAATTGGCCAACGGGCCTTGCTTTCTACAGCCGCCCAATCCGCGATTACCAGCGCAGATCACTATCTCCATTGGGC